GATTGGCATTCTTCCAATTGATACTTACAAAAAAGATGTAGACGAAATTACTTCAATTCTATACCAGCATGATTGGGAGACTTTACGTGCCGAAATTCAGGCACATGGACTTAGACATAGCACATTGTCGGCACAGATGCCTTCAGAGAGCAGTTCCGTTGTGTCAAATGCAACCAATGGAATCGAACCGCCTAGAGGATTCTTGTCTGTTAAAAAGAGCAAGAAGGGACCCCTTAAGCAAATTGTTCCACAGTACCAAACACTTAAAAACAATTATACGCTTCTTTGGGATATGCCTAGCAATCGTGGGTATATTAATATTGTTGCAATTATGCAGAAGTTCTTTGATCAAGCAATTTCTGGAAACTGGTCCTATAACCCAGAGAATTATGAGGATAATGAAGTTCCTACTTCAGTAATGGCACAGGATTTTCTAACAACTTATAAGTATGGTTGGAAGACATCTTATTATCAGAATACATATGATAATAAGACTGATGAAATTAAAGAACCAACCCAAAACATTAATGATTTAATTGAAGAAATTTTAAGTTCAAAAGGAGAGGATGATTGTGACAGTTGCAAAATTTAGAGTCAATTCAGAAGAGAATATTAAAGGAATGACAGTATTCAATACAACTCCAGTGGATTCCAAAAAGCAACCAATGTTTTTTGGAAACCCTCTTGGGGTTCAAAGATATGATCAATACAAGTATCCTGTTTTTGATAAGTTGACTCAACAGCAACTGGGATATTTCTGGAGACCTGAAGAGGTATCTCTCCAGAAAGATCGTGCTGACTATCAAACTCTTAGACCAGAGCAGAAACACATCTTTACTTCTAACTTGAAGTATCAGATTCTTCTAGATTCTGTTCAGGGAAGAGGTCCTGGTATGGCATTCATTCCATATTGTTCTCTTCCTGAATTGGAAGCATGTATGACTGTGTGGGAATTTATGGAAATGATCCACTCCAGATCTTACACATACATTATTAAGAATGTTTACTCTGATCCAACAGAGGTGTTTGATACTATCTTAAATAATGAAAGGATCCTGGAGAGAGCATCTTCTGTCACAGGAGCATATGATGATTTCATTAATTCTGCTCAACAATATGGAACTTCTAATGAGTGGATTTTTGCACAAGAGGGTGCAGGATATGCAAGAGAAGGAAGAATTGAATTAAAGAGGAAACTTTACAGGGCAATAGCAAATGTCAATATTCTCGAAGGTATCAGATTCTATGTCTCTTTCGCTTGCTCGTTTGCGTTTGGTGAACTCAAACTTATGGAAGGATCCGCTAAAATTATCTCTCTCATCGCCAGAGACGAAAATCAGCACCTTGTCATTACTCAAAACATCCTCAATAAGTGGAATGAAGGGGATGATCCAGAGATGCAACAGATTGCTAAAGAAGAGCAAGATTGGGTAATCAATGCATTTAAAACTTGTGTAGATCAAGAGAAATCATGGGCAGAGTATTTGTTCAAAGATGGATCTATGATTGGTTTGAATGACAAACTTCTCAACAATTATGTTGAGTGGATTGCCAATAGAAGAATGCGTGCTATTGGATTGAAACCAATCTATGATGTACCAGCAAAGAACAATCCACTACCTTGGACTGAGCATTGGATCAGTTCTAAAGGACTACAAGTTGCTCCACAGGAAACAGAAGTAGAGTCATATGTGGTTGGTGGTATTAAACAAGACGTAAAGAAAGATACCTTTGCAGGGTTTCAACTTTGATCAGAGGGGCATTTGCCCCTCTTTTTTTTATAAATAATTGAAAAGTCTTTGTGCGTCATGAATAATTTACAAGAAGCATACTTAGCAATCTATCAAGAAGCATTAGATCCAGAAGAAAGAGCATTAAGAAGAGCAGAGATTGCTGATAAAAAAGCAAGCAGAATGGATTCTAAGGTTGCTAAAAAGTATTCAGATTCAGAATCAAAGTCTGCTGAGAGAGAAGATAAGAAGTCAAAGGGCAAGCACATTCATGGAATGGCAGATTCTTATAATCCAGAAGGTGAAGTTGTTGATGAGAATAGAATGGCTTCCCGTATGGAAAAGATGCCTTCAGCACCTGCTAAAGTTGGTAAGGCAACTCATTCAATCAAAGATCTTGCTCCTTCAAAAAAACCATCTCCAGAAGAAAGAGCAAAGGCAAGAAAGGCACTTGGACTTGGTGAAGCAAAACAAGCATTCCCTCATAAGAAAGTTGATAGACAAGTTTATGATGCTATGGATTCTGGAGAAACTGCAGGTGATTCTGGTGATGCTGCAAAAGAAAAAAGAGATTATGACAGAGCAGATAAAATGCGTTCAGTTGCTGCAAAGTATGGTGGAAAAACCAGAGCCAGAGTAAAAGAAGAGTTTGTTGATGAGAAAAAGGATGATTCATATCTGGAAACTGATATGAATAAGCGTCAGAAGAATAATGAGAAGGCAATTGCTGACATGAAGAAGACCAAGGCACATGCTGATATGGTCAAAGCAGCAAGAAAGCATTTTGAAGAAACTGACTTGGAAGAGAAGAAAGGTCTTTGGGATAACATTCATGCTAAGAGAAAACGTGGTGAAAGTCCTGCTAAACCAGGAGAAAAGGGATATCCTAAGACTCTCAATGTAGAAGAACTGGATCAAATCATTGAAGGTATCAGACAAGCAAGAAAGAATGTTGGTGCTTCAAAGTGCTGGACTGGTAAGAAACTTGGCAGTCCTTCAACCAAAATGAAGGGTGGTAAGGAAGTACCTAACTGTGTTGATGAGGCAGTGTATGGTGGTGAAAAGAAAGAACCAGAAGATAAGAGAATGGTAGTAACAAAAGCAGATAAAACTGGAAATACAAAAGCATATCAGAATTACAAAGCAGGTCACAAAGGATATAAGGCTGCAGATCACCTAGGTGAAAGGGCACTTGATCCTACTGAAAAGGCAGAGAAGGAAAGACTTGTAACAGGAATGAAGAAGTCTGCTGCTGGATTCAAAGAGAGATATGGTAAGAGAGCAAAAGAAGTGATGTATGCTACTGCTACTAAGCAAGCAAAGGAAAGAATGGATACCTCCAAGTCTGACAGAAGATATGGGGTAGAGAGATGAATGAGGAGTTAACCCCACCAGAGGGTCCTAGGAGGGGCAGGAAACCCTCTGATGTTGCCAAGAGGGAGAAGCTTAATGCCCTGATCTCCAAGATCAGAGAGAGGAAAGCAGGGGTTGACAAGAATTCAGAAAGTAAATAGAATAACTCTGTAAGGGTTCAAGATAAATAATAGCTCAAAATATACAATGTATTAAATGAGTTACGAAAATCCTTGGACCTATGATGGCGAGATTTTTGATTCAGATCATATTCAAGATCATTTTGGTTTTGTTTATCATCTTTACTGTAGGGAAACTGGTCGTAGTTACATTGGCAGAAAATATTTCTGGTCTTTCCGCACACCGAAGGGAAAATCTAGAAAAGTTAAATCAGAGTCTGATTGGAAAAAGTATTATGGATCCTGTCCAGAACTCAAAGTTGACATTGAACTTTGGGGAAAAGAGTCAGTGGACAGAACTATACTTAGCCTCCATAAAACAAAAGGAAAGTGCAACTTTGAAGAAACAAGACAACTGTTCCTGAATAATGTTTTGACTGAATCCCTTGACAGTGGTATCCCCAAGTACTATAATAGCAACATCCTGTCTAGGTACTTTAGGAAAGATTATTATGAACCCAACTCAAATGCAGATGCTCTGTCAGAATAGAGTTGATAGCATTATTGATAGGATGCATGAACTGTGTGCCCAAGGCAGAACAAAAGACGCACAAGCACTCTATGATGAGATTAGAGATTGGGTAGTCCAAAAGGAGGATATCCAAGTCTTGTCTTTAGATTATTTGGACCAATATTGACAAATCCTAAATAGACTGATATTATTAATCTGTTATTAGTCTTTGACAATGACATTAGAGCCTAGGAGATTGCCCCTTGAAAAAGGGGAAGTGCGCTTTCTCTATTAGGATGTAGAGTTCAATTATTTTAAATGCAATCAATCTTTACAGTAGCCCTGCCTCTCCTGGCAACGGTTACAACCAGTACGGCATCACTGCCATTCGTCAACTACAAGTTACAAGGACCACCACCTCCAGTGGAAACAAAACCTTATTCTATTATTAAAGAATTCAATCTTGTAGATGAAAAGAAGACAGCAATCCGAGAGGTTGCACTACCAAAGCCAAAAGAGAAAAGGCTAATTTGTAAAGGGTGTTCAGAACATGAATCACTTGCATTGGATTATTTCCAAGGGCAAGGAATTAAAGACAGAAACGCCCTTGCTACTATCCTGGGCAATATTAAGCAGGAATCTATGTTCGTGCCTAATATTTGTGAAGGGGGTAGTAGGACTCAGTACCATCACTGCGGTCGTGGTTATGGACTGATTCAATGGACATCTGCCAACAGGTATTATGGACTGGGTGACTTTGCCAGAAAATATGGTGGCAATCCATCTGATATGAGTACCCAACTCAAATACTTGACAAATGAAGTTCAATGGAAGAGAATAGAAGATAGGATGAAATCCCCTGGTAAATCCATTGATAGATATATGGATTATGCTTATAGTTGGATTGGTTGGGGCATTCATGGTGCTAGAACCAATTATGCCTATGAATATGTCAATCGTTTAGTTACAGTGGAGGTTTGATCCAATAGAATAAATATGGGGGAGTTATATACTCCCCTTATGTTTAAATTTGGCAAACAAAAACCTGATATAAAACAATATGCTATAATAGGAATTGTATTATCTTCTATTATTGCAGCACTCTCACAATGTACAGGGGTATCAGAAAATGGACTTTGGGACTTACTGGATGAGATTCAAAAAAAATATTTCCCACAAACTATTCTTAATGAGTTTATACTTAAAGATCCTGAGAAATTAAACAGAAGAATCACTAGAGATGTAGATAAAGCAATAGATGATTACTGGAAACAGACAGGTTTATCCCCAGCACAAGTAGATAAACCAAAATATATTGATGAAAAAAATGATGAAAGTTTATGTTACACTAAAGAGTGTAAAGCACTTTCCCCACCTATGAGAATTGTTGCTCCATGGGTTGACATTAAGAATTAAAGAGTTTATAGTTATTTTAAATGCGGGTATGGTGTAGTGGTAACATACCATCCTTCCAAGTTGTAGTCAGGGGTTCGAATCCCCTTACCCGCTTGCTACTTATATAAGACAATGTTAAAAATAAGATGCAAAAATTGCAATACAATTTTAGAATCACATTCTTCTCACACTAAATGTTGTGGGTGTGATAATTTAACGACTATAAGAGGAGAAACTATTACTGCTATTGATTTGACAAAAGTTGAAATAGTGAGTAATATACTAAAGAAGGAAAGCAACTCTGTCTTATCAAGAGAGGATCTTGCTTTTCAAGAATCAAGAAAAAATCGTAAAGTTAGAAAACTGGAGTTTGAAATTAGATGACCTGGGAATCCCCAACTCTTTCCAAAGGAGATATTGAACTACTTACCATTGCATTAGATGAGTATTTGTATGTCTCAAATCTTGAAGTGCCTGATATGCCCAAGATGGAAAAACTGTTGCATAGACTTGAAGATCATCTAAAAAAGTTTTGAAATAAACACAAAACCTGACAACTGAAAATTACTGACTAGTATATAGTAGTACTATGTCTAACTCAAATGGACAAGCACACCTATGAAAATTGGGTGAAAATAAAAGAAACTTTTGAACAATCTGGTAACACCAACAATATGTTCTACAAAAGAGCATGTCAAATTTTAAAAACTGGTGTTGATCCTATGGATAAGTTTTGGGAAAATATGAAATGAGTCATAGAATGAATCAACTTTCTCCAGAACATTATGTGACAAAAAACCAGTGTCAAGAAATGATTGATGCTGCTATACGAAAACATAATAGAAATGCTTCTATTATTAGTATGTGTGTTGGGTGGGTAGTCCTAGCATTATTTGCAGAAGGACTTTTAAGATTAGTGGGGGCAATTCCTCCTTTACTTCCATGGCTTAAAATTACCTTAAACTCATGAGCAATTTACCTTGGGGAGTTATTATAATTCTTTCATGTGGATTAACTTTTACTCTATACTGCATTTACTACATCCTACGTTTAGCATCTGAGGAAATGAAAGATGAACCACCTAGGCACTAAAGCAGCATTGATGTTTGCATCTATAAGTTTATTTGTCTATTGGGGACTCACACACGCATATCCACAATGACACACCTAATATCAAGTATATTAAATAATAACATAACCCTTGCAACACTGTGTTATCTGTTGACAATGGTTCCCATCATAGGTATAATGATCATACACAACCAGGAGAAATGACTGAGATTACTTTGGAAGACTTAGAGGAAAACTTTGAACAAGTAATGGAAAGAGTTGAAAATGGGGAACACTTCCTCATACGAACCACAGACAATAGAGATTGTGTTCTCATGCCATATGATGATTATTCTGATTATTATGATGGTTACTTTGAACATGATGAAGCTTGTTGAATTTGATGGGAGTATAGCTTAATGGTTAGAGCGGGCTCCTTATAAGGGCTTAGTCTGGGTTCAACTCCCAGTATTCCCATAGTCTTGGGATGACTTTAAAAGCACCCTGGTCGGGATGAACCCCCTCAGTCATGGAGAGACTTTAAAAATCCTGGTGGAGTCATATGACCCCCTTAGGTTTCTTGCTTCCTTCAAGAGCAAGTGGTGCGGATGGGATCTTACTCCCGCCTGGTTTCCAATTTCCAGTAAAAGAATTGGTGGCGAGCCTGCAAATACGGAATTAAGAGGGGTTTACAAGACCCCTCTTTTTTTGTATAATGGGTAAAAGTATCTAATATATGAAGACAGCACTTATCACTGGTATTACAGGACAGGATGGATCCTATCTCACAGAACTTCTTCTTGAAAAAGGTTACAAAGTTCATGGTATTATTAGAAGGTCTTCCCTTATCAATACGCATCGTATTGATCATGTATATGATAGAATTAATCTGCATTATGGCGACCTTACTGATTCTACGAACTTAGTTAGAGTTATTCAACAAGTTCAACCAGATGAAATCTATAACCTTGCTGCACAAAGTCATGTAAAGGTATCCTTTGAGATGCCTGAATACACTGCTGATGTTGATGGTGTTGGTACACTGAGGATTCTAGAGGCAGTCAGACTTCTTGGTATGGAGGAGAAAGTTAGAATCTACCAAGCATCTACTAGTGAACTGTATGGTCTTGTTCAAGAGATTCCTCAGAAAGAAACAACACCCTTCTACCCAAGATCTCCTTATGGTGTAGCAAAATTATATTCATATTGGATTACTAAAAACTATAGAGAAGCATATGACATGTATGCTTGCACTGGTATTCTTTTTAATCATGAGTCCCCTAGAAGAGGGGAGACCTTTGTAACTAGAAAAATTGTCAGGGCATTATCTAAAATCTCTTGTGGTCTTCAAAATTCTTTAGCACTAGGAAATCTATATGCCAAAAGAGATTGGGGACATGCAAAAGATTATGTTGAAGCAATGTGGTTAATGCTTCAACAAGATAAACCTGAAGATTATGTTATTGCTACTGGAAAACAATACTCAGTTAAACAATTTGTAGAAAAAGCAGCACCATATTTTGGATTTAATCTTGAATGGCAAGGAGAAGGACTTAATGAAATGGCAGTAGATAAAAATACTGGAATTGTAGTTGTTAGAATTGATCCTAAATATTTTAGACCTGCTGAAGTAGAGACTTTGTTAGGTGATGCCACTAAGGCAAAAGTTGAATTAGGTTGGGAACCTAAGATTTCATTTGATCAATTAATTGAGGATATGTGCATTTATGGACAGTGAATCTAGAGTATTAGTTGCTGGTGCCAATGGAATGGTTGGATCAGCAATTGTGAGGAACCTTGAGGGTAAAGGGTATACTAATATCATCAAAGGTACTAGAGATGATGTAGACTTTACAAATCAAGATGAGACAGAAAGATACTTCTGCTCAGAAGAACCTGAATATGTTTTTATTTCTGCTGCCAAAGTTGGTGGCATTATGGCAAATAGCAACTATAAGGCAGATTTTCTAACTGAGAATTTGCAAATTCAAACTAACATCATTCAGCAATCTTATAACTTTGGTGTGAAGAAACTTTTATTCCTTGGTTCTTCTTGCATCTATCCTAAGTTTGCAACTCAACCGATCACAGAAGATCAGTTGATGACTGGTCCTCTAGAACCAACAAATGATGCTTATGCAATTGCAAAGATTGCTGGCATTAAAATGTGCCAATCATACAGAGAGCAGTATGGATTTAATGCCATCTCTCTAATGCCTACCAATCTTTATGGTCCTAATGATAATTTTGATCTGAATAGTTCTCATGTTCTTCCTGCATTAATTAGAAAGTTTCATGAAGCAAAAGAATCTAATTCACATTTTGTTGAATGTTGGGGAGATGGTTCTCCAATGAGAGAATTTCTTCATGTAGATGATTTGGCAGAAGCATGTTTTAGATGTATGATTTCATATAATAATTCTGAAATTATTAATATTGGGACTGGAGAAGATGTATCTATCAAAGAACTAACAAGACTTATTTCTATTATTGTTGGTTATGGTGGTATAACAATGTGGGATGAATCCAAACCTAATGGAACTCCTAGAAAAGTATTAAATGTAGATAAAATTAAATCACTTGGGTGGAGTCCTAAGATTGGACTTAGACAAGGAATCTATGAAACATATGAGTGGTACAAAAATGAGCAAACTAGTAATCTTTGATTTAGATGGTGTTCTTATTGATAGTAAAGACTATCATTATGAAGCACTGAACCAGGCACTTGGGGACAAGTATGCTATCAGTAGAGAAGATCATGTCAGCATTTATGATGGTCTTCCTACCAGAGCAAAACTGGAACTTCTTACTAAGAATAAGGGATTGCCTGTAGAACTCTATGATCAGATCTGGCAAGATAAGCAAGAGGCAACTCTTAAGATCTTCAATGACTGTGTAGCAAAGGATTATGAGTTGATGGGATACTTCCAGCAACTTGTAGATGCTGGTTACAAGATTGCAGTTGCATCTAATTCTATTAGGAATACTGTTAAAATTATTTTATTAAGATTAGGAGTATTAGAGTTTGTAGACATGTATGTGTCTAATGAAGATGTAGTCAGGAACAAACCATTCCCAGCAATGTACTGGAAGTGCATGACTGCTCTTGGTGCTCTTCCTGCTGACACTGTGATTGTTGAGGACAGTCATATTGGTAGGCAGGGTGCTCTTGATAGCAAAGCACACCTTGTTCCAGTAGAAGATAGGAAGGATCTTAATCAAGAGAAGATTAATAGAATCAAAAAAATTCTGAATGGCACAAAACAAAAAGTTGCATGGGAGAGCAAGACCATGAATGTATTGATTCCTATGGCAGGTGCTGGTAGCAGATTTGCTAGTCAGGGTTACACCTTCCCCAAACCTTTGATTGAAGTCAGAGGCAAACCCATGATTCAAGTTGTGGTTGAAAACCTAAACATCAAAGCAAACTATACTTTCATTGTTCAGAAAGAGCATTATGAAAAGTATAATCTGAATTATTTGCTTCCACTCATTGCTCCTAATTGTAATATTGTCCAGGTAGATGGTATTACTGAAGGTGCTGCTTGTACAACTCTTCTTGCTAAGGAGTTTATCGATAATGATGAACCACTGGTAATGGCAAACTCTGACCAGTTTGTTGTGTGGGATTCAAATGAAACTCTTTATGCATTCCAGAATGGTGAATGTGATGGTGGTATCCTAACATTCCCTGCAACTCACCCTAAGTGGTCCTATGCTAAGTTGGGCAAAGATGGTTATGTTGAGGAGGTTGCTGAGAAGAAACCTATTTCTGAACATGCAACTGTTGGTATCTATTACTGGAAGAAAGGTTCTGACTATGTTAAGTATGCAGAACAGATGATTGATAAAAATGTTAGAGTCAATAATGAATTCTATGTTTGCCCAGTATTTAATGAAGCAATCCAAGATGGAAAGAAAATTCGCATTAAGGAAATTGAAAAGGATGGTATGTGGGGTATTGGTACTCCAGAAGACTTAAATTATTTTTTGGAGCATTATAAGGAATGAAACTAATTGCACATAGGGGCAATATTAATGGACCTGACCCTTCAAAAGAAAATAACCCTGAGTATATTGAACAAGCAATCTCTCAGGGATTTCATGTTGAAATTGATGTAAGATACAGTCCTTTAGATAGTAAATTGTATCTTGGTCATGATGAACCAACTTATAAAATTGATTGGTTTTGGTTGGGTAAGTATAAAGATTATCTCTGGATTCATTGTAAAAATATTGAGGCACTCTATGAGTTTTCTTATGGAACAAGTGGATTCAATTACTTCTGGCACCAAGATGATGACTATACTTTAACAAGTAGAAATTATATTTGGACTTATCCAGGCAAACCTTATACTCCCAAATCAGTTATTGTCATGCCAGAGTGGAATAAAAACATAGATGAATTTGTTGATCTGAGGGCATTTGATTGCTTTGGTATTTGTAGTGATTATGTTGGGTTCTTGCAATGAAGTTTACTTTTGGAATCATTACCTCTGGTAATTCTGATGATACTTTAAATCAAGTTATTGATAGTATTGAGAAGCAAAATATTCCAGAGTATCAAATTTTAATTGTAGGCAATAGCAATGTCTCTAGAACAAACACTTTCATTATTCCTTTTAATGAAAGTGTTAAACAAGCATGGATCACTAGGAAAAAAAATTTAATTACAATCAATTCTAGATATGATAACATAGTTTATTCTCATGATTATGTTGTATTTGAAGATGATTGGTATAAAGGGTTTCTCCAGTTTGGAGAAGACTTTAATATTTGTATGAATAAGTTTGTAAACCCAGACTATTCTAGATTTAGGGATTGGGTTATTTGGCCTCACAATGGTAACTTTATGGACGACATTGTTCTTCCAAATAGAGAGTGCTTGATCCCATATGACATGACACACTTATCAAAGTATCAGTATATCTCTGGCACTTATTGGGTTGCTAAGAAGCAAGTCATGGAAGAGTGTCCTTTAGATGATTCTCTTTGTTGGGGTCAAGGTGAAGATGTAGAGTGGTCTAAGAAATCTAGAATTAGATATGGTTTCTCTATGAATCCATACTCTACTGTTAGATCTTTGAAGTTTAAGGATCCTGCTTTTAATGTTGCTGGTGAAGAAACAATTCAAAAACTTAGGATGGTGCAATGAAAAAAGTTGCTGTCATAATGTTGGGTGGTGCAAAGCAAAAAGAATTGTTTTGGCCATCTTATTTTAAATGTGATGCTGGATATCCTCATGATCTAATTATTGTTCATAGGGATTATCTTGGAGTTCCTACAAATTTAAAAAACAATCATGGTAGGATGATTATCCATAACAAGATTGTGAATGGAAGAGACATACCTCATAGAGCATTTGGTGCTTATAGACATTACTTCTATAAGTATCAGGATGACTATGAGTATTTTGTTTTTATATCTGATGATGTTATTTTAAAAAGAGAGTATTGGTTAAGGGAAATTGTAAAGACTCTTGATACTCATGAAAAAATTGGGTTTGGTTCCAGTCAAATCTTTAATGGACATAAAAGATATCCTCATGAAAGTCATATCAGAGCACCACTTTGGTTTGCTAAGGCAGAAGTCTTAAAGCAAATAGAGTGGGAATTTAATGATGATCATGATGGGGAAATGAAAATTGGAGATCAATGTACTGCTGCTGGGTATGTTGGTGTTCAGGTTGGTAATAAGATTGATCTTGGATATGATGCCACAGAACCTTATCATATCACTCAATTATTAGAGCAGCAGTTCTATCCAGAAATGCATCCTTATGGTAAATATCATTGTGAAAGTCCAGATATTTTTTATTATTATCTTACTAGACTCTCTAAAGAAAGAATTTTAGAAGAAGTTATAGTTTCTCCTTATCCTCATATTGGTGAACAAAATGTGTTTATAGATATTGAACCATTTCATAATTTGATTTATTATCCTTCTCTAAGCATAGCAAAGAAACACTTTTTAGTTAAAGAATTACCTTACAATATAAATGTATTATGTCCTTTGAATTAGTTATAAACTCTTTAAGAGATACATCTGGAATTGAGTTTGGTGGACCAACTGAACTCTTTAGTGATCCCAAATACAGTATGAATTTGTATCCACATGTACATTTGGATGGTGGTAATATTATAAAGAATAATTATTTTCAATCTAATCTTGGATCTAATTTTTTGTATGGACAGAAACTTGGTAAGCAATATGATATAGATTGTACCAATGAGGACCAACTAAAAAAGTTGAGGAAGTATGATTTTGTTGTGACCTCTCATGCAATAGAACACTTTGCAAACCCAATTAGTACTTTGAAGTTGTGGGAAAAATATATTCTAAAGTCAGGTAGTTATATTTTAACCATTGTGCCAGATTATCAATATTGCTTTGATAGGAATAGACCTCTAACCAGCATTGATCATTTGATTTGTGATTATGTTGAGGGAGTAGGAGAAGATGATACGACCCACATACAAGAACAAAAAGAACTTCATGATTGGAGTTATGGTGGGCATCCTGAATTCTATGATCTATGTGAAATCAATCATTTAACTAGGGTTGTACATCATCATACTTTTGATATAGAATTAGTAGAAGAACTTTTTGCTTATTGTGGATTTAAGAAGATCTTATCCTTCAAGCAAGATGAACTGAACATTGTAAATCTATCTAAGATTCCATGATCACTATTAACTATTTGTCTCATCAAAGACGAGACTATGAAAAGTATTGGCAGATAACCACACACTTTTTAAATAAGATTAAACCAGAGAATAAAGAGAAAGTAAAAATAAATGTATTAGCAACAAAGTCTTTTGATTGGGGATCATATCTTGAAGGATTTGATGCTCAGGTCATGGTGTTTCCTGATGTAGAACTTAACTACATGCAGAAGATCAGTGTTGCATTGGATGAGACAAATAAGTACTCAGTTAAACTTGATGAAGATTGTTTCATTAGCAATCATGTATGGGATTATATTATTGAGAATATAGATGTGTTGGATGATGAGGAAAATTTTATTCTCACTCCAATGTTGTCTAATGGGATTCCCCACACTGATAGGTTTGTAGAATCTTTTATTAAGGATCCTTGGACTGTAGGAGCAATCTATAGAAATTATCTACATCAGGAAATGCCCAATGGATTATGGGGTGCAAATTATGCTCCTCTTAATGAATACACAATCAATGCTAATACTTGGGATTCAGAGGCATTTTTTGAAGGAGTTTCTAACCTGAATACATACTTAAAGGGAATTCACCCTATTAGAATTTGTGCTAAGGCTCAGTTATTATTAAACAATTATATTGTAGAAAACTTTGATAGGTTAATATCTAAGCATGACTACAGTATTAAAGAATTTACAGAACCTTATTATACAACTAGCACTTTCATAATTAAAACTGAAGATTGGAGAAGGTTACTAGATATTGGTGCTCATGATTCATTTGATGAGATTCAACTGAATCTTTATAGAGAGAAGTATAATAAAAAATTTCTCTATATTGAGAATGGGTTTGGCATCCATACCATCTATAATACAATCTATGGGAACAAAAATATTTGGAACATAGGTATGGAAGATGGGTACACCTATGAGGTAGAATTTGTAGACAGCATTCTTGGTAAGTTAAAATGATTCATTGTATTGGAGATAGTCACTCAGCAGTATTCAGTGGTGAGGAAGCAATGCAACCTTGCTGGCCAGATCCAGCAGCAAATACTCTTCCTTATTTTAAAAGTTATAGGATAGGTCCTGCTACAGCATATCAGTTGGAGAATAAAAGACCTATTATTGAGGCATTGATTCAGTCTTTAGAACTTGCTCCAGATGATAAACTAATGTTTTGCTTTGGTGAAGTTGACATTAGGGCACATCTTATTAAACAATCCAAACTTCAAAATAGACCTGTTATTGATCTTGTGTTAGAATGCACTGATAGGTACATTGATGCTGTAAAAAATTACACAAAATATGGAAAAGAGATAGTCATCTGGGGACCTATTGCATCCTGGTGTGATCAAAAAGAATATACTGGGGGACCATCTTTTGGAACTAACCAAGAAAGAAACTGGGTAACTTGTGCATTTAATGTATGCCTTCAAATTGCATGTACTAAAGAAGATTTTAAGTTTGTTACTATTTTCTATGATATGATTAATGAAGATATGACAACCAAACCAGATTTCTTAGATGATTGGGAAGGTTCTCATATGCATCTTTCTCAAAGAGCAATGCCAACTATTTTAAAAGCTTTTGAAACTAGAGGATTAATTTAATGAGTTATAAAGGGTATGCTAATAAAGTTGAATTTATTAAAAATGAATTCAAGAATTATTATGTAGATAAAGGACCTGAGAATGGCATCCTTCAGGGTTTTAAGTATGAGGGGGCATCAACTCATTGCAGAAATTGTCTTGCAACTCTTGTAAAAATGATTGAGGCAAAGACAGTTTTAGAGATTGGATCCTGGCATTATGAAAGTTCTAATGCTATGGGTTATGCTATGGATGAACTTTATGGTGAGTCTGGGTATGGAATCATAGATTCTTTTGATATTAGAAAGGGTGGATATGATGGACAAATTTCATATGTACCACATTCTACCAGAGTTAATGCAAGATATTGGTATCCACATCATTCAGACTATGATGATTGGAAATATAAAGTAGACCTTCCTTTTAGTGATTTTGTAAACTATACTAATGATGAAATTTCAGAAAAGAATATTGCTATTCTGAAAGAAGCATCTAAAGACTTTGGTTGTAGATATGATCTTATCTTTGTTGATGGAGATCATTCTTATGAAGGAGTCAAAAGAGACTTTGAAGTTGCTCAGGCAGTAGCAGATAAAGATACTCTCATTGTAATTGATAATGTTTGGGACATTAGATTGAAAGATGTTAGACAGTTCTATGATGAGTTGGACTTAATTAAGTGGGACTTTGAAGAATGGAATGATGAATATTATCATGACAATATGGTTCAGGACACTGCTGTTTGTATCCTATGAGAATTAAAGTTTACTTTGTCACTTATGATAATGATTTAGAGTTAAACAAAACTCTAAAAACATTTGAAAAAAGTGGAATCAAAAAATATGATTATGAGATTACAGTCATCAATAATTTTAAAGATGTTCCTGTAATTTTAGAGGGAGTTAAACTTCCAGTAAATGTTCTGGCAAATGAAACTAGACCAAGTTTTTCTACAGGGCATTTGGCAAGAAACTGGAATGAGTGTTTGGTTGATGGGTTTAGAGATATTGATAATCCAGATGCAGACATAGTTATCCTTTCTCAAAATGATGTTCAATATAATGAAGATGTAATTGATACTTTAATTGAACAGCATAAAACTTATAGTTTTATTTCTTCTGGTTGTGGTGATGCTTTTCATAGTTATACTGTAGATGCTATTAGATCTGTTGGTCTTTGGGATGAAAGATTCTGCAACATTGGTTGGCAGGATTGTGATTATTTCCTCAGACAAATGATCTATAATAAAGAACATAGTTCAGTGAATGATCCTCTTCACTTTAGAGTTCATAATAAAATTGATTATGACTTTGTGGAAATAGAAAAGCATTCTGGATTTGTAAGAAATGATACCCATCACATGAAGTCAATGAAGTTTCATGAGACTTCTATGAATGTTTTTATTAAGAAGTGGGGGAGAGGGGTTCCTGGAATTCATTGGGAAGGACCTATGAATGAGTATGAGGGACCAGAAACTTATAAAAGAGCACTTGATATTACCCCTGACATTGTGGTAAAATCACCTCAGTGGATTATGTATCCTTTCTTTGAAAGTAAGATACCAAATTTAAAAGATAAGAATTACATCAATTATGAAACATAAAATTAACTTAGTTGGGAATTCCTTTACCCACCTTACTGGGGGAAACAAAGGATACTCTGTTCATGGAAAAGAGTCTCAATACATTGAATGGGTATTTGATTTATCTGCAGATGAAACTGTCTATGTAGATCAAAATATTAATCAAGCTTTTACTGATAAAGTAGAAGGAACTAAGTATGGATGGTTACTTGAATCTAAATTTGTAGTTCCTGGAATCAATGAAGAAGTAAAAGCAAACCTTGAAGACTATTTCTCTGTGTTCAAGTATATCTTTACTCATGATAAAGAACTTCTTGAACTGGATCCAAGATTTAAGTGGTGTCCTGCTCAAGGATTTTGGATCAAAGAACCCAAGATCTATGACAAGACCAAGATGATTTCTATGATCTCATCTAATAAAGCATTTACAGAGGGACAACAAAACAGACTCAAGTGGGTGGAAAGACTTGGGGATCAAGTAGATCTTTATGGTAGAGGAATTAATCCTATTGATACCAAAGAAGAAGGTCTTTGTGATTACATGTTCTCTGTAGTAATTGAAAATGGAGTTTATGAATCATACTACACAGAGAAGATTCTTGATTGTTTTGCTACTGGTACTATCCCTGTTTATCTGGGATCTCCTGACATTGGAGACCATTTCAACAAAGATGGAATTATTGAATTGACAGATGAGTTTGATGTCTCTGATGAACTTTACTTTAGTAAAATGGATGCCATCAAAGACAACTTAGAAAGAGTCAAGCAAATAGAAGTTCTTGAAGATTTTATTTACATCAATTATCTACAATGATCTCATTTAATCAATTAGGAAACCTTGGAAGGTTGGGGAATCAAATGTTTCAGTATGCCTCTTTAAGAGGTATTGCTGCGAATAGAGGATTTGATTTTTGCATTCCACCAGAATACTCTTTTGGTGTTAGTGATTCAAATGTAAAAAACTCAGATACAAACATTCATACTGCATTTGATTTAAGTAAGTGCAATAAATTTCTTGAACCAAATAAAATGGTTAAGGAATCTGGATTCCATTTTGATGAATACATGTTCAATAATTGTGATGATAATGTAGATCTCTATGGGTATTTTCAATCCGAGAAATACTTTAAACATATTGAAGATCAAATCAGACAAGACTTTAAATTTAAACCAGAGGTTGTAAAATCTTGTAAGGAAATTATTAATAATGAAATTGGATCTAATGAATTAATTTCTTTACATATTAGAAGAAGTGATTACCTACATCTACAATCATTCCATCCAGTTCCTCCAATTGAATATTACATTGAATCCTTGAAGAAACTTCCAGATGTTCCAGTGTTGATTTTCTCAGATGATATTGATTGGTGTTTGATGCAAAGTGTATTTGATCCAGATAGATTCTTTGTATCTCAAGCAAACTCTGCTGAACATGACATGTGCTTTATGTCTATGTGTAAGTATCATATTATTGCTAACTCTTCATTCTCTTGGTGGGGGGCATGGTTGGCAAAGAGTGAGAAGGTTATTGCTCCTAAGATTTGGTTTGGTCCTTCATTGGATCATGATACATCAGATCTTTATTGTGAAGGATGGGAGACACTATGATTTTAACTGATTACTTCCACAAAACTTTGTGTATCAATCTTGATTCAAGACCAGATAGATGGGAAGAAGCTCAAAAAGAATTTGCAAAATATGCTTTTAAGGTAGAAAGAGTTTCTGGTATTGAAGGTTCTAAAATGAACCTTGACTTCCCACCAGAAATTAAAGAAGGTGCAGTAGGTTGTGCATTATCACAGCTCTTTTGTATTAAGTATGCCAAACAACTTGGACTTTCTGATTTCCTCTTACTAGAAGATGACATTCAGTTTGATGAAAATGTAAATAAATTATTTTTCCAGTATATTGAAGAGGTTCCATCTGATTGGGATATGCTATACCTTGGTGGGCAACACTTCCATGGAATGAATATTCAGCAGGTATCTGAACATGTTTATAGATGTGAATATACTTTAGCTGCACATTCAGTTGCATTTAAGAGTACAGTTTATGATAGATTTATTGATAAACTAATTAATATTACAAAACCATGTGATGTGCATTATGCAGAATCACATAAAGAAATTAATGCTTATGTAATCATTCCCCATTTAACTTGGCAAAGGAATACTTATTCTGATATTGAAAAGGCAAATGTGGATTATACTTTCTTGAAACAACATAGATATCCACAGTGGGGTAAGCCATGACAGATACTGCAACAGTAAGAAAAAAATTAAAAGGGATTGGTCCTATTCTTTGGATCAATCTTGACAGTGAAATTGAAAGACAAGACCATATGAATTCTTTGTTAGATTCATATAATATTGAGCATACAAGAATTTCTGCTATTGATGCTAGGGGAAATAATGATGTAAGCGATCTTCTTGTAGGTAAGTTTCCTGAACTATTGACACAGGGAGAACTTGGGTGTACTATGTCTCATCTGAAGGCAATTAAGCACTTCTATTATGAAACAGATTTAGACTCCATTATTATTTGTGAAGATGACATTGTATTTGATACAGTCCCTTATTGGCCTTTTACTTGGGGTGGATATCTTTCTTCTGTTCCATATGACTGGGATGTACTACAATGTGCAATTACCAGCACAAAAAATCTTAGGGCAAACCTTCATCCAAGATTGATTAATGATTTCTGTGCAGCTTTCTATATTATCACCAGGCACCATGCAGAAAAATTAATCAAGCATCATGTTAGAGGAGATAAGTTTAGGCTTGATCAAAGAATTAAACCAAGAGCAACTTCAGAAGAAATCATTTATAATTCTGGAGTAACTTATTCAATGCCTCTATTTACTTACAGATATGATTTTGATTCTGGAATTCATCAGGATCATATCGAAGTGTTCCATAAACAGAATGTGGAAGGTGTCATGAATTTCTGGAAGAATAGACCACCAGAACTTGGTACAAAAGAATTGTTAGACTATGAGTTCTATGGATTCTGGGAACCATTGATTGGTTGACAGGATTTAAAAATTGTGTTATAATTAAAAGATCCTTAAGTTTTTCTTAAGGATCTCTAAATAGTGAGGTTTTATCTAAAACCCTCAATTGTCGTTTAGTACATACAAAAATTTTTTATGAAATTTAAACAACTGATGCTTGCACCTGTTGCTTTTGGTATGGTTGCTCCTGCTGTTGCAAATGCAGCAGACCTTAACATTGCAGCAGTCAATCAATATTCTTCTGAGCAGGTTACAAGTATCACACAACTGTCTGATGTAAAGCCTACTGATTGGGCATATCAGGCACTCAACAATCTTGTTGAGCGTTATGGTTGTGTTGCTGGTTATGAGAATGGCACTTATCTTGGTGGTAAGTCTATGACTCGTTTTGAAGCAGCAGCACTTCTTAATGCTTGTCTTGATCGTGTGACTGAAGTTACTGATGAACTCCAGCGCCTTGCTAATGAGTTCTCCAATGAACTTCAAGTTATTCGTGGTCGTGTTGCCAAACTGGAAAAGCAAGTTGGAACTCTTCAGGCAACTCAATTCTCCACTACAACCAAACTCAAGGGTGAAGCAACTTTTGTTCTTGGTGGTGTAGAAGGTGCTCGTCTTGCTAACAGCACTAATGTTGGTAACACTGCATTCAACTATGATGTTCGCTTGAGTTTTGATACCTCCTTCACTGGTAAGGATCTGCTCAAGACTCGTCTGCGTTCTGGTAACTTCTCCAGTCAACCCTTTGGTTCTTCTTCCTCTTTGTTCAAACTGGACAAGGCAGAAACCTATGCAAACCAAGTCAATCTTGATCGTCTCTACTACAGTTTCCCTGGTCTTACCAAAGGCATGACTCTGACTGCTGGTGCTATTGTTCGTAACACAGAGATGGCATGGGTTCCTTCTGCTTACAAGTCAGACATTCTTGACTTCTTCCAAGTTGCTGGTGCTCCTGGAGTTTATAATAAGGCAACTGGTTCTGGTTTTGGTGCTCAGTGGGCACAACCTACTAAGAAGGGTAAGGGTGGATTTGTTGCTGGAGTAAATTATGTTGCTCAGAATGGTTCAGATTCTACTAAAGGTCAGTTTGATGAAGATGGTTCTCTGAACACTCTTGCTCAAATTGGATATCGTGCTCCTCAATATGGAGTTGCCTTTGGTTACAGATATGGCACTGAGGGCACTCGTGTTCGCACCTTCAATGCTCTGGGTGGTGGTTCTGGTGCTCTTGGTACTAACCAAACCTCCAATGGATATGCTCTGAATGCTTATTGGCAACCCAAGAAGTCTGGTATCATTCCATCTGTGAGTGGTGCTTATGGTTGGAACACTGTAAGTCTGTCTAACAATCGTCAGACTCCTACTGGTGCTACAGATTCACAAACTTGGTTTGCTGGTCTTCAGTGGGCAGATGTGTTTGCTAAGGGTAATGCTGCTGGGTTTGCCATTGGTGCTCCTGGTAATGCTGCCTCTCTGAAAGATGATCAGAAGGCTATCATGTGGGAAGCATTCTATCGTTACAAAGTTAGCGATAACATCAGCATCACTCCTGCTGTGTTCTATGTTTCCAACAATCAAGGTCTGAAGAATGCTTCAGACAACTATGGTGGGGTAGTCCAGACAACCTTTAGGTTCTGATTTCCTAACATAATTAGGTATAAATTACTACTGAGGGGTGCTTGACACCCCTTTCTTTTTGCTATATAATGTTGTAACA